GCCATCGGGGATGATGCGCGAGGTTTTACGGCCTCCGCCATCGGTGGTGTCGGCCATGCGCTCGGATTCGAGCAGTTTTATGTCTGGGGCGGTGATTGCCATGGTCAGATTTCCATAAATTTAAGGGTGCCGTAAAACCAGTCCTGGGCGTCCGGCGCGTTGTAGTCGATGACTGGGGTGACATCGAGCGCCGGGGCATCGTGATGGCGGAAGATGACGCTGTAGGGCGTGCCGGCGATGGTCAGCACCAGGGTGATGCCGGGCATGACGGCCCAGGCTTTGAGCTGGTCAATCAGGGTGTAAGCCATCCAGGCGCTGGATTCACTACCGGCCAGCGTGATTGAGCGGCCATTGATACGGGTGCCGATATCGACAATCCCGGCGCCGGTAATCGAGGTGGCCACGCTTTGCTCGACTGGCGACCATGTGTGGCGATCCGTCCAGAGCAGATCATCGGGCAGAGTAACGGTGGTGCCGCTGTAGGCTAAGGTGATGGCCATGTCAGTAAGCCCTTCCGGCGTCTGATTCGAGTTGCTTGAATAGGGTGGTCAGGGCGGTGGCGTCGGCAGCGGAGGCAACTTTGACGGCGGTGGTTTTGCCGGCCAAATTGATGTTGACCGTGGTGGTTTGCCCCGCGGGGGTTAGCCCACTGGTCGTACCTGACTTACTAGTGCCTGAACTAGCCTCGTTCATCGCTTCCGTAAACGCTTGTTCGTAAGCACCGTTTATGGCGTAACGGTAGCTCGCTGGGTCGGCACTTGTCGCACCTTGATACGACTGCCGCACCTGATCCATCTCGACCGTTATCTTGTCACCGATGATGCGGGCTACCTCGTCGGCCTGTTCGCTGGTGGCACCCTTGCGTAGCGCCTCGGTGCGCCAGTCAATGCTGTCGGTGGTGACGTTGCGTTTGACGATACCTGCGGATTTCTCAACGTCGTTGGTGTTGCGGTCAGAGAGCACGTTTGATATTTGAGACTGCGACATACCCGCGTCGACCATCTGCTGATAGGATGCAAGCGCGGTGCGGGCATTGCCAGCGGAGGTGGCCACGCGGTCAAGCGATGTGGCAGCTTTGGCGTAGCTACCAGAAGCCCTATCGGCTGCGGCGCCTGATTCACGCGTGCTATCGGCCAAACCAACGACCGCCTTACCTGCGTTGTCGGCCTCGATCTTCAGGCCATAAAGCCCGGCTCGGGCCTTGATGCTGTCGCTGGCAATGCCGCCGTTAGCCGCAATAGAGGCCTCGGCCATGCGCTTGAAGGCCTCACGGGTGTTGGCCAAGCCGGCGGCGGAATAGTCGCTGCCGGACTTGATGGTGTTGAAGGCATCTTCTGCCGAGCGTGCAGTTTTGTTGAGTTCTTCCTGGCTTTTCATGCCCAAGGTTTTGAAGGCTTCAGACATTGAATTGATACCAGGGATGGCGGCATCCACCTTTTGCTTGATGGTATCGAGAAAATCAGCCACTTCCTGTTTGGACAAGCGGCCAGCCTCGCCAGACCGACGGATGGCCGCGGCCAGGGCTTCGAGGTCTTGTTCGCTTTTAGCAGTGTTGAGCCCGCCTTCAAATGCCGCCTTGAGCACGGCGCTGGCATTTAGCCCGGTGGCAGCCAGGCGCTCATACGCGGTCTCGACAACGGTGATCTTTTCAGCCACTTCGGAAAACTTCGCCGTCATGCCGCCAGCAGAAACCTCAAGGCTACTGCCCAGCCCCTTGAGGGCGGCGTCGACTTGCCCATTGAGCGAGTCAGCCAGTTGCTGGGCAGAAATGCGGCCTTGGTCAAAAGCGGACTGCGCCATGATGCCAAAGTCGCGCAAGTCTTCACCCGTCATTTTGTTCAGGCGGTCTTGCAGGGATTTCTTGATTTCCTCCCCAGTGGCTTGTGCGCCCTGGCGCACCGAATCCAGCCCGCGCAACAGGTCTGAAATCCCCTTTGGGCTGTCAAAATCTGCCTTTTTGACCATATCGGCCAGGGCGTCACCGGTGGATTTTCCTTGTGCCATGGCATTACCCATGGCGGCTTGGTACTCGGTCAACTTGATACGAGCGGCTTCGGTTTCGGTCGCTACCGCTTTAATCGCGTCTTTGGCCCCTGTGTCTTTGGGCGCGGCCATCGCTTTTTTAATGGCACGGTCGGCATCTTCAGCTTCTTTTTTGGCGCGGAAAAATTCAGCCCCCAACGAGATCACGCCTTCGAGCAGGCCGACCAGCGTCAAACCTTTGACCAAGCGCACAGCGGTAGCCAGGCCAGTCATGCCTACCGCCGCTGCTGTCGAGGTGGTAGCCAGTGCGCCGGCTTGCGTGGCGGCCAGCGCTGAGGCAGTGCCCACACCGCCTAACAGCGGGATCAAGGTCATCGCTGAAAGCCGCCAGGCAACCCACACCTCAAGCCCCAATTCAATCACGCCGGAGAGTGCATTGACGGCTTGTCCGGCAGTTTTAACGCCTTCAGCCAGGGCAATAAAGCTGCTGGCCATGCGTTGCGCTGCTGCGTCGAGTTCGCCGGTTTCTTTGAGACGGTTAAATTCTGCTAACAGGTCTTGTAATTGGCCGGTCAAAAAATCGAGCACGCCGGCCTTGGCGATCATGTCGTAAAACTCGGCCAGCGCATCCTTGGCGTTGGAGACTGCGCCGGAGAAGGTGGCCATCATCTTGTCAGATGCGCCGGCATTCATCTGGCCCAGCGCATCAATCAACTTCAGGATGGTGCCGCGCCCCAGCTCGCCGGCCTCGGACATTTTTTGCAGCTCGGCGGTGTTTTTTCCGGTGGCCTGCGCCAAGACGTCCCAGATCGGCACGCCGCGTTCCGCCAGCTGCAAAATCTCGTCGCCTTGCAGCTTGCCTTTGGCCCACGCCTGCCCAAGCGCCAGCGTGACGCCGGCCAGCGCTTCGGTACCACCGCCCAACGTGGCAGCGGTATCGGCCAGCGCCTGCATTTGCGCCATGGAGGGTTGCAGGCCAAAAGCAGTCAGTTTGACAAATGATTCGCTGAGTGCCGAGACCTCAAACGGCGTGCTGATCGCCAGCGCCTTGATGTTGGCCATGGCGTCTTTGGCCGCTTCGGTGGAACCCAGCAGGCTGGAGAGGCGAGCCTCAAGGGTCTCAAAGGCGGCGCCGGTTTCAATCACGCCGGCAGCCAGCCCACTAATGCCATTTAGGCCGGCCAGCGCGCCGCCCCAAGCCAGTGCTTTATGCGCTGCGCCGCCCAAGGCCGCACCGACTGAATTGGTTTCAGTGGCAAGGCCGGCCATCGCGGTCTTTGCCCCGGCGGTGGCGGCCGGCAGGCTGGCGGTTTCTGCCCGTAACTCGGCCAGCTTGGTTTTAAAAGCAGCGACGGCGCGCTCTTGTTCCGGGCCGATGATGCCGGTGCTTTTGATGGTCGCCAGTGCGGATTGCAGGCGCTGGGTTTCTTCACGCACGTCGCGCAGCGGCTTAACGCCTAGCGTTTTGAATGCGTTGGACAGGGCCGATGCCGCCTGAGCGGTTTGATTGATGCGGTCTTTCTCGGCGGTGAGGTTGTGAATATCGACGCCGGCAGCACGCGCCTCAATTTTTAATTTGAAAAGCGACTGGCTATTTTTTTCAAACGCTGCGGTTGCCCGGTTTGACTCTCGTTCGGCGGTGGAGAGCTGGCGGGTTAGATCAGAAATTAACTTGTTGTCACCACCGCTAGCATAGGCTTCTGAAATCGTCGTTTGCAGGGTCTGGACTTTTTGCCGCGCGCGTTCAATTTCAATGGCAAAATCTTTAGCGTTTTGCTCAGCGGCTTCAAGCAAGCGAACCTTTTGACCGGCTGTTGCTAATTCTTGAAGGTCTTTCTCGGCGGTATTAAGCGCGCTACTCAGGCCGCTGGAATCACCGCCAATGGAGAGACTTATTGAGCTATTATTATCAGCCATGGCTTATTTGCGAAAACTCGCGTGTCCCTTGTTAAATTGATCTTCACGTTTTTTGCCCTTGGTGTTGCCGGGGCTACCCAGCACTGGCTGGCCTATACCATGGTCGTCCTGCTTTTCCTGTTGCTTTGGCTCCCTAGCCGACAACACTGATGCACTGACAAACTCAATCCCCCGATGGCATGACCCGGCAGGGGATTTGGTTTGTCAGCGCTTAGGCGGCGGCGCTGCGCAGTTCAACGGTGAAGGGTTCGGTCTTGCCGGTTGGGGTATTGGCGCGGCCTTTGAGGGTGACTTCGCCGAAATTGTCGGAGAGGAAATCGAAGGCGCTATCCGGGGCCAAAACCACCTCGTAGGCGGTGCAAATCACCGGCAGATAATCGACGTGGTTTTTGCCATCGAGCACAAACTCAGCTTTGACCTGCGCTTGGGTGGCGCCGGAAATCAGCGTGCCTTCGTAAGCGGCATAGGCAAAATCCACCTTGATGCTTTCGGTGCTTGGGATGGCGCCGTCGGAGTGCACTTTAATCTTGCCCAAAACGCGGTTGACCGTGTAATCGGTGCCCTCGACGTAGGTCGTTGAGGCCGCAGCGTTGGTGACGACAAAGCCAGCGGCGTTGATGTTCTTTTTGCTCAGGCCTTGCCATTTGTCGACCTTGGCGACGGTGAGCGCAATGATTTCATCGCTGACGGTACCGGCGCCCTGGCTGATGGCGGTTTGGGTGCCCAGCAGTGCCAGCGTCAGGCCGTCTTTGTCCATTTCGGTCAGGGTGATGGAGAAGTCGGCCGGTTTGTTGAGGGCGACGGTGGCGATCACCTGGCCGTAGGTGTCGCGGCCTTTGGAGGTTTGTTCTTTGAGGTCGGTGTTCGGCTTGATTTCAAACTTGGAACATTCAAACGGGCCAGCCAAGCCCAGGGACAGGCCGGTGGTGGGGTCAACACGATTGATGTAAAGGTCACCAGACCCCATAAATGCACGAGCGGACATATTTTATTTCTCCAAAAATGCCCAAACGGGCTGGTTTAAATCGGTGAATTGATTTTGTTTTTTTGGAGGCTTTTCCGCCTGTGAGCGGATTTCAGTGGGTTGCTAGGGGTTGCTTATGGGTTCGCCAGGTGCTCGAAATAGGTCACGGTGATTTCAACCGCAGCTGCGACCGTGCTCATGCCGTCTTCACGCGGGGAGATGGTGCGGCCTAAATAGCGCACATCGCGCACCTTGCCGCCAAATGTCAGGTCACCGGCGAACAGGGCTTTTTTCAGGTCGGCAATGATCAGGTGGGCGGCGTCGTTGGGGTTGTCTGGGTCGCAGGCGGTGTGGCCTTCGATAATGAAATTGGCTTCAATCTTGGCGCGGGCGCGCTGTTCGTCGGCGGGGGCGTCGTCGCCTTCGAGGATGATGGCGCAGGGAATGGCGCTTTCGTCCAAGCGGCGCTTGCCGCGATAAACGCGGGTGCCGATGGGTGTGGCGAAGTCGTTGGCGAGGGTGATGGTGGCGACCCGAGCGGCAATGGCGGCGGCGATTTCTGAGGCGGTGCTCATTTGAGGGCTTTCTTGATTTCTACGTTAATCAGCCGGTTCAATTCGTCCTGAAAGTCCTCGGCTACTTCCGGCGAAATGGCTTGAATGACGCTGGTGAAAACTTGGCTGACGGAGGGGGCGTAGAGGTGTTTGATGTCTTTGCGGCCGGATCCGGTGCGGATGAAGATGCCCATGCCGTTGCCGCCGGATTCGGTGCCGGCGCGGCGCGGGACGAGGAAGGCACCGCGCATGGTTTTGCGGCCACCACCGGCTTTGACGCCGACCGAGATACCGGCTTGTTTGCGCCATGCCCCAATGCCGCGCATCGCGTCGCCTTTGGCGCGTTTGGCGGCTTGGGTGAGTTGGCGGTAGGGGTAATTGCTGAGGCTGACGCCCCGCTTGGTGCTGGCGATGATGGCGACCGGGTTATTGCCATTGGCTTTGCTCAGGCTTAAACGATCAAGCACATAACTGGATTTGAGGCTGACTTGGGCGACGATTTCACGCTTGGCGGCGGTGCACGAGCGGGTGGCGACGCGGTTAATGGCCATGACTTGCAGGCGGTCAAAGGTTTTGCCGACTTCGCCGATGCGGTTGGCGAGCTGGCGCAGCTCGGTGGTGTCGATGGTGATGAGGCTCAAGGCGGCACCTTTTAACGCAGGACCACGTTGACGGTGTAGCCATCGTCCTGGTCAATGGCGTCGATGATCCAGCTTTTGCCGGCGATGGTGAGCGCGTCGCCTACTTTGGGCGATTCGGCGGAATGCAGGGTGGCGAAGGAGCGGTAGCCGGTGATTTCGCCATATTGGCCGGTGACGGCGACGCCATGGTCGAGGGTGGCAATCACGGGGAGACCACGCAAAAGCGCCTCCTGCCCGAGGCGGGCTAGGAGGCGGCTGTGCATTCGGGTGAATGCGTCGACCATGGGTTAGACCTTGGTCAGCTTGATGATGGCGCGTGGGCGGGTGCAGAGGTTGAGCGGGTTGGATTGGACTTCCATTTCGATACCGCGATCACCCGCCGTTAGCCACTGGCGAGCGTACAGGCGCTGGCCCAGGGTGCCGGCGGCGCCGATGAAATCGCCGGGGGCAAAGCGGGTAATAAACAGATCGACGACGCCTTCAGGGATGGCGTAGGCGTCGTTGTCTTCAACCTTGACGGCGGAGGTGCCACGGTAGCGCTCGAAGATGACGCCACCGAATTCAAACTCCAGACGCGGGTCACCACGCAGCGCTGCGGCTTGCTGGGTGTTGAGGTAGCTTTCTTTGACCATCTTGTGCTCGATCAGCTCGGCCCAGAAGGTCTTGCCGCACAGCACGCGAATGCCGGTGAAGGAAAGGCCGCCGAGTGCATCTTCGACCATCTCCAACAGGGCCAGCACCTTGGCGCGAACGCTCGTGGTGGCAACGTCCAAGGCCATGCCAAGGGTTTGCTGGGCAACGCCAAATTCGGTGAAGAGGCTGATGGCTGCGCCGCCGGCGTTCATATACTGGCCCTTAAGCGCCATCAGTCGATGGCTTTCAATGGTGTATTCAACGCTGTTACGCATGACGGCCAGGCGGGCGGCAACGACGCGCGCCATGGTTTCGACTTCGCTTTCGCTGCCAAATGCACGCACGCCGGTGATCTGGTCGGCAGTCACGAAATCGGACTTCGGCAAATGCGGCACGGTGAAGCTGCGAATGGTGCGGATTTCGTGCGCGGTTGGCTGGGCCGGGGCGCCACGCGGGGCGACGTCGACCAGTTCTAGAACGCCGTTCTTTGCTTCGATGGTGACGCTCAGGGTATTGATCGAGTCTTCACCGAACAAGCCCATAGCGCCAATGCGGCCGGGCTGGTACGGGAGGGATTGAACGGCGGCGGTCAACGCGGAAAGGGTGAAGGCGTCGTCGTTAAAAATATCCATATGCATTTGATTTCTCCTGATTAACGAACGATGACGCCGAGGGCGGCGAGGTCATTTTTTCCGCCGGCGTCGCTGCCGGTGAGGAAGATTTCAGCGACTTCTGCATCACGGCAGATCATCACGGCGGGTTGGTCGGCGGCACTGTCTGCGACGGCGGTGTAGAGCACGCCAGCGGCCACTTCGCTACCATCGGCAGCGGCGTTGTTGTAGGCCACGTATTTGCCGGAGGCGGTGATTTTGCCCAGCACAGTGCCGGCGGTGAGCGCGGCGGCTGCGGCGGCGATGACGATCTCTTCGCGGCTGCGCGTGCCGTTGGCTTCAGAGATGATGAATTCGCCCGTGCGCCGGGCTTCGGTTAGTGTTGCCATTTTGTGTTACTCCTTGGTCTGGCGTTGGGGGATTACTTTTGCCCAGATGCTGGCGGAATTGCCGGCGGTGGGTTGGGTTTGGGTGAGGCGGTTGTTGATCGGTACGGATTGGTCGAGCGCCGCGCGGGATTCGTTAATGCGGTTGCGCACGGCGGCGAGCGGGACGCGGGCGGCGATCAGGCGGGCGGCTTGGTCTTGCAGCTTGCCGGCCTTGCAGACGGCGATGATTTCTTTGGCTTCGGCGATGGCGTTGGCAATGTCTTCGTCGTTTTGAATGGCGGCGTCGAGAATCAAGGCGTCGGTGTGCATGGCGATGCCGGCAAGGGTGGCTTGCGCGGTAATGCGCTCGGAGAGCGAGGCGGTGGGGGCTTCTGGCTCAGGCGTGGGCTCTGGGGTTGGCTCCGGTGCCGGGTCTTGGTTGGCAACCGGGGTGATGCTGGCGCGGATGTTTTCCGGCAGGCGCTCGAGGTCAAAGTGGGCGGCTACCTTGAGTTCTGCCTGAACTTCGTCGCAGAAGCCTTTGGCCAG